CTCATAACACAATTGCAAGTTGTGAGATCAAAGCCCATCAGCTAGCATTCGTGCATGATGAGCTACAATTTGAATGTCCACCTGATTATTCTGATACGCTTTCTTCAGCTCTAACGTTGTCTGCCCTACTGGCTGGAGAAACCTATAATTTGAGAGTTCCTATCGAAGCGGAAGCTAAGGTAGGTCAAACTTGGGCAGATGTACACTAACCACCACTATGGCTGTAAAATCTAAAACCGCACTGGGACGTGTTGAATTCCAATCCCGTGCAAAGTACAAGCACACCCGTCAAGGTAATGGTACTCGTTCCCTTCCTTCGCATGGGCGTAAGCTCAAGCGGGGACAAGGCAAATGAGTCTACTAATTGACGCTGATTACCTTGTCTATAAGTGCTGCGCCGCTACCGAAACCGAAATTGACTTCGGAGAAGATGTCATCGTCGTTACCTCCAAGTTCTCCGAAGCTTACGAGTACGTCGAACGAGAACTCTATAACATCGCTACTGACCTTGGATGTTTTGATGATTCTATTCTGTTCTTTTCTGATAGTGTCAACTTTCGTAAATCTATTGACCCAAACTATAAAGGACATCGAAATCGAAAGAAACCGTGCGGCTACAAAAGGGTCATCAACAAACTCAAGGAAGACTACCGTGTGGTAATCATGCCAACTCTTGAAGCTGATGATGCCTTAGGTATCTACGCTACCAAAGAGCCGGGACATATTGTCTGCAGTCCTGACAAGGATATGCGACAGATACCTGGTGACCTATATGACCTATCTAATGGCGTGGTTACCATCACGCCTGAAGAAGGCTACAGGTGGCATCTCATTCAAACTATGGCAGGTGATCAAACTGATGGTTATGCTGGTGTCCCTGGTATCGGGGTTAAGCGAGCTGCTGCACTTCTAGCTGAACATGGTGATAATTGGAAGACTGTCGTAGATGCTTTCATGGAGAAGGGTCTCGATGAGTCAGTTGCGTTGCAGAATGCACGACTAGCAAAGATCCTTCAATGTGAAGACTATGATTTCACCAATCAAGAACCAAGACTTTGGTCTCCCAGCTCCGATTGTCGAGATGACAATGGAGCAGCAGTTCAAGCTAAAGCAGATTGAGAATGCGTTGCGTCATCCAGATACAAAACTGGAAGATGTAATCACAGTCTTCATGGCACTACAACGCCAGTGCTTTGTCTTGAGCAACTCTATGTCTAACCTCGTTAAGAAATGGCCTACACCTCGCCCAACCACTACGGAAGTAACTGGCAAGTCGGAGACTTCATCCGAGACCAAGAACTAAACTTCCATCTTGGCAACGCAGTCAAATACATTTGTCGCTGCGGTAAGAAGCCAGGAGAATCACGCATCAACGATCTCACTAAAGCCATCCACTATCTACAAAATGAACTTGAAAGCGAAATCCTTTCTCAGCGTCCAAGCCAAGGAATTCCGGAGAAGTTTCCAGGTCAAGAACAGTACGAGTCCAGCTTCACGGACTATGCAACGACGTTTGATCGTTGAAGAGTTCAAAGAATTTCTTGATGCAGAGAATCAGCTGATCATGGGTCTTCGGATCAATGCAGCTGATTGCCTGAAGGAACTGGCTGATCTGGTTTATGTCGCATACCAGTATGCCGAGAACCTTGGATGGGATCTGGATGAAGCCCTCAACCGTGTCCACCAAAGCAACATGAGCAAGTTGGGTGAAGACGGTAAACCCATTCGCCGTGATGACGGCAAGGTTCTCAAAGGACCGAACTACTACGAACCCTCACTTATTGATCTTGTCTAAGAAAACAATAGTAGTCTGGTTTAGTTGTGGTGCTGCATCAACAGTCGCGGCCAAGAAAACTATCGAGCTTTATGGCAACTCTCACAGCATCAGGGTTGTAAACAATCCAATCAAAGAAGAGGATTCAGACAATCAGCGCTTCTTGAAAGATGTTGAGGCGTGGCTTGGTGTTGAAATTGAATATGCGCTGCACCCTGATTACCCCAATGCAAGCTGCAATGAGGTGTGGGCAAAGCGTCGATTCATGTCGGGGCCGTATGGGGCTCCTTGTACAATGATCCTAAAAAAGAAGCTAGGCAGCACTGGGAAAAACAAAATCCTCACGACTACATAGTCCTAGGTTTTACAGCAGATGAGCGGCATAGACATGAGCGCTTTGTTCTAACTGAACGAGACAATGTTCTTCCCGTCTTAATCGAGCAAGGCATAACAAAGCAACAATGCTACAAGCTGATTGCTGATGCTGGCCTTGTGCTGCCAAGTGTCTATTTCTTAGGGTATCCAAACGCAAACTGCATTGGATGTGTTAAGGCAACAAGTCCAACCTACTGGAACCACGTTAGAAAACACCATCCACAGGTGTTTGAAGAGCGTGCTGTGTTGTCACGCGAGCTTGGCTGCCGCTTAGTGCAGGTAAAAGGCGAGCGTATTTTTCTTGATGAACTTGACCCGAATACAAAGGGACGTCCGCTGAAAGGTATGGACTTTGAATGCGGAATCTTTTGTGAAGAACAACTTGACCTATTTACAAACAATGCTAACGACAACTAAAGAACTGATCGCACGTACTGGGCGTGTACAAAGTTGGATTGATGATCCGACATCACGACTCCCTGTGAGTTGCACCGTCTTCGTTGTTGAAGACACAATGGAAGGTGACAATGGAATCGAAGCATCTTGGCGTTTTGTTTCCCACGCTCTCCGCTACGGAGCTGGCGTGGCTGTCCATCTATCCAAGCTCCGACCGAAAGGCGCTGAAAACGGTAAGGGACTTGTGGCTTCAGGTCCAGTATCTTTTGCAAAAATCTATTCCACGCTTAATGAAGTCTTGAGGCGCGGAGGAGTTTATAAAAATGGCGCTGTTGTATGTCATCTTGATTTGTGTCATCCCGACGTGCTTGAGTTTATCTCTGCTGATCGCCGGGATCTACCTTGGGTCAAGCGTTGCGTCAACATTAACGACTATTGGTGGGAAGAAGCTACCCAAGAAGTAAAAGAAGCTCTTCTTGAAGGAATCAAGAAGGGAGACATCTGGCTCAATAAAACAAAAGTAGATAAAAATGGAAATCGAATCCGGGGTAACGTTTGCCTGGAAGTCTACCTCCCAAGCCGGGGCACCTGTCTACTTCAACATGTCAACCTCGGCGGATGCGAACTCGATGACATTCAAAGTGCATTTGTCAACGGAATGTCCGAACTGTGCGCACTTCACAGCAAAACAAATGTTGGAGAAAGCGGAGAATACCTCCCTTCAGAGACAGATCGCCAAGTCGGTCTCGGAATGCTGGGACTTGCCAACCTTCTCCGTCGATACAATGTATCTTACCTAGCCTTCGGCAAAGCACTAGAGGATATCAATAACTCTCGCCTTGCTAACAGTCCTGGCCACATCCTGGCTATGGAACTGAAGAATGGCATCGAACAAGCTGCACAGATTGCACGTGCCAACAACATGGATCGTGCATTTGCTATTGCCCCCACTGCTAGCTGCAGCTATCGATACAAAGATCTGGATGGATTCACCACCTGTCCTGAAATCGCACCACCTATTGCACGTCAGGTAGACCGAGACTCCGGTACGTTTGGTGTGCAAAGCTATGACTATGGTGCTGTTGAAATCGCCAGTGAAGTGGGCTGGGATGCTTACTTCAGGGTAGCCAATGGCATTGTCAAAATGCTAAACAATACGGGACTTCTTCACGGTTACAGCTTCAATAGTTGGTCTGATGTGATCACTTATGACGAGGCGTTTATTGAAGAGTGGCTGCAATCTCCGCAGACCTCCCTTTACTACAGCCTTCAGGTAATGGGAGACGTACAAGACAAGTCCAACGCATACGCCGCATTGGATGAAGCTGAAGTTGATGATTACTTGGAGTCAATTTTAAATGACCCTGCACCGAATTGTAATTGTGGCGAGTAATCCTTATCAAAAACTACTTAATAGAAAACGTACTTGGACTCCTGTACAAACCACTGCTGGAAAACTAAATGAAGGTGCTGAAGAAGCAATCTATCGGGCACTCGCTATCCGACACATGGAATTACCTGTGGGTGAGTTTATCCGAGATGCCGTTGCCTCTGACGTTCCAGTTCTGGCGAGGGACCTACTTCAATCAAATATCAAAGACGAAAAAAACCACGACTTGGCTCTTGGTTATGTCGCCAATGCTATTGGTACTGATCCGAAAGCTGAAGAGGAAGCACTTAAGTTACGAGATGCGTGGACTGCGCATCCTGATCACACGATCCTCAAAGCACTTGTTGCCGAGCGTGCAATTTTCTTCGTTCTACTCCCATTTTTTCGGTTTAATGGCGACGCTGGTCTCCGAACAGTAAGCGCTGATATCAGCCGTGATGAACAAGTTCATGTAGCTACAAATAGTTTGGTATGCCGAGAACTTGGCCTTGATATCAGCCCTTCTCTAGATAAACTCAGAAAGGCAACAATTAACTGGGTGATGCAACCTCTAGGTAGAAATACTGAGTCAAAATACCTGGACAAAAAATTTTGGCTGGATGCAAGCGATCGACTAATGTACGAGGGTAAAGCCCCAGAGCTTTCCGAGACCAAGCGTGGTCGAATGATCAGTTTCTTTGAACACTCCAATGTCAATCTGCCTCAATACGGTTGAACAACGCAAGGCGTGTAATCAGAAAAAACCATTTGGCAAAATGCAATCTCCTATCTCGCTAAACATGCTTGAGACCCATGGTCTCCAGCTACGAACTGTCCTCCAAGAACTGGAGGAAAACTTTCCACCAACTAATCCCCACCCGGATGATTCACACTCACAAATAATG